ACCACAGTGAATGTGGGCAACACACTGTCAGTCACTGCAGGTATAGAAGGAGATCTCACAGGTTCTGTGTATTCAGACAACTCCACACAGATGATCAATGGTGTCACTGGCAAAGTGGTAGGACCCATAGAAGTCAACATTGCCAACATCAGCATCACAGGAGGCACACCCAACCAAGTGATCAAAACCAATGGTTCGGGAGTTTTGAGTTTTGTGGATCAAATAGGTGGTGGAGGTGGAGGCGGACCAGTGGCATTGGATGATCTCACAGATGTTATCATCACTTCAGCAGCCAATGGACAGATTTTAAAATACAATGGAGCAGCCTGGGTCAACAGTGTGGTACCCATCAATACTTTTGGCATCATTGCAACCACAGGATCAGCAGTGACCATCACTCCCGCAACCTTGGATGACACATTCACATTTGCAGCAGGCACAGGTATAACCATCGCACCCACAGCATTGAGCAAGACTTTGACCATCACCAACTCTGCTCCCAATGTGACACAAAATGTATTCACTACCATAGCAGTGGCAGGACAATCATCAGTGGTGGCAGACACCAGCACAGACACATTAACATTGGTGGCTGGCAACAATGTGACCATCACCACCAGTGACAGCACAGACACTGTGACCATCAATGCCACTCATCCCAACACATTCACCAACATTGCTGTGGCAGGACAGAATTCACTGCTGGCAGACAATGTGAATGACACACTGACAATCACAGCTGGTTCAGGCATCACTATCACCACCAGTGACAGCACAGATACCATCACCATTGCTGCCACAGCAGTGAGTGGATTGGAGAGCAGAAGCACAGCCGCAGGCACCACCAGTTCATTGGCCAACACAGCTTCAGCGGATTTAAACATCACAGGATTCAAAGGATATGCTCTTTTAAAAATTCAAACATCAGTGGCTGCCTGGGTGAGATTGTATACTGATGCTGCTAGTCGTTCCTCAGATTCAAGCAGACTGGAGACTGTGGATCCCACAGCAGGATCAGGAGTGATTGCAGAAGTGATCACCACAGGTGGACAGACCATACTGATGTCACCAGGAGTGTTAGGATTCAATAATGAAACATCACCCACAACCACCATCCCTGTGAGAGTGACCAACAAAAGTGGCAGCACTGCTGCTGTCACAGTGACATTGACCTTGATAAAATTGGAGGCGTAACATGTCAGACATGAAAGAATATGTGGTCACTGTGCGTAACCGTTCAGACATAGACAGTTTCTATGATGACATGGAGAGCGTGGGTGGAGATCTACACATTCCCAATCGCAGAGTGGAAATAACAGCACTAAGAGAGATTAGTAGAAGTACAGATTATCTTTTAACTGATCAAGAAGCAGAATTATTACGTAAAGATCCTAGAATACTAGATGTTTTATTAAAAGAATCTATTAAGACTGCTAAACCTAGTTTTACACAAACAGGAAATTTTGATAAATCTAGTGTTAATAATAATACGCATATAAATTGGGCTTTATTAAGATGTGAAGAAGGAGTACAAAGATCAAATTGGGGAGGTTCTGGTTGGTCAGGTAATCAGATAATTGGAAATACAAATGAATCAGCAACTATTTCTGTCACAGGACAAGGAGCACATGTTGACGTAGTAATTGTGGATGGACATCTAAATCCTAATCATCCAGAATTTGCTGTCAATGCAGATGGTACAGGTGGCAGTAGAGTAATACAGTATAATTGGTTTCAACATAACCCTTCAGTGACATTTGGCTCTGTTGGAAATTATCTTTATACTGTGGGAGTAAGTGGTACACAGTTAAGTAATGACAATCACGGCATGCACGTGGCTGGCACAGTGGCAGGCAACACTCAAGGTTGGGCTAGAAAAGCCAATATTTACAATATTAATCCATATGGTACTAATCCTAATGGTAATATAATTTCTTACATATTGGATTATATTAGACAATTTCATCTTAATAAATCAATTAACCCTGTCACCGGTCGTAAAAATCCCACAATAGTCAATAACAGTTGGGCATTTATTGGTGACTCTTATCTACCTAATCAAATTAGTTCTGTTACATATAGAGGAACCACATATAATGGTCCTTTCAATTTAAGCACATTGAAGAATTCCTACGGAATTCTTAATGATGGAACATATGCTTACACTCCTGGTGTGATTTATAGTTTCATAAACGCTGAAATAGAAGATGCTATTGATGATGGTATAATAATTGTAGCAGCAGCAGGAAATGAATATTATAAAGTTGATGCTTACGGTGGATCTGATTATAATAATTTTATGACGGCTAATGGCTTTATAGAATATTATCACAGAGGAAGTCATCCTGGATCTGCTTACAGATCTGACAACACAAGAACTACAATAACCGTTGGTGCTTTAGATGCTACTGTGAACGAATACAAAACGGAATTTAGTAATTGTGGAGCAAGAATAGATGTTTATGCTCCTGGGGCTTTTATTATGAGCAGTGTACATACTGGTGGAACAACTGATTCTAGAAATAATGTCTATAGATTAGAAAAATACAGTGGAACTAGCATGGCTAGTCCGCAAGTAACAGGAGTTTTAGCCTGTGCATTAGAAAAATTTCCAAATATGTCTAATGATGAAGCTTTAAATTATTTAAGTGCTTATAGCAAATTAAATCAGGTAGCTGACACAGGTGGAGGATATGGTGATTATAGGTCATTACAAGGGTCAACAAATAGATATTTGTTTTTTAAAAAAGAAAGACCTTTGTTAGGCGATATATCACTTAATACATTCAAAACCAGGCAATCCACAGGTGCTGCTTACCCAAGAACACGGATCAGAAGATTTGGTTAAAAACACAGAAAGATAAATACTGATATGCCCATAAGCAACATAAACATAGGAATAATTGCCAATGACGGCACAGGTGATGATTTACGCGAAGCGTTTATCAAAGTCAATAATAATTTTGCTGAACTCAACGCAAGAGATCCTGAATCAACCACAGTCAGCAACAGACTCACTGACACCAACTCTATTAAAGGGTTATTTTATCAAAAATCAGGTGTGGATCTACAATTCAAAAGTTTAGAAGCAGGCAGTAACATATCATTCACCAGCAACAATGACAAAATCACCATCACTTCATCAGGAGTGGTGAGCATATTGGTGTTTGGTGACACAGGTCCTCATTTGACCCTCAACAGCGTGGGCATGTTGGAAGTGTTTGGCACCGGTGGTGCTGCCACAAGAACTCTCAGCAATGGAACCACTTTAGAAATAGAATCTTTGTTGGCCAATGAAAGTAATCCCACACTCAGTGCCACTCTTACAGGTGCTGGCAATGACATAGTGGGCATTGACAACATTCAAGCTGCCAATGTGGATGCATTGGTGTATGATATTGATGTGAGTGATAGAAATTCATTCATTGGTTTTGACATGGGTGAGATTCAATTGGATGCTGCCAACAATGAGAACATCACCAACTTATTGGATCTTTATTTCAGCCAAAATCCAGTGGACATGGGTACCATTGCATCTCCCAACGCCACTGTGTTTGACTTCGGCGCTATATAATTCTCTCGATAAATACAACATATGAGCAACTTGTGGACACAGCCAACCGGATATTCATTGGGCACTATTGCTGAAAGAACTGTAACCACCATCAGTTTGCCAGTGAACACAGTGGATTCCATACTTGTGATAGCAGGCACTTTGCCTGGTGGTTTGAGACTGCAGGGCACTGCTATTGTGGGCACCACAGTGGAGGTTGCTAGAACCACACAATCAAGATTTGTGCTGCGAGCTCGATTGGGCAACGATATTCAAGATAGAACCTACAGTATCACAGTGGCAGGACCAGATGATCCTGTTTGGATCACTCCATCAGGTCAATTGCCTGTGGGTGTAAACAATGCATTATTTGTGTTGGACAGTGCTTACATAGATTATCAATTGGAAGCCACTGATACAGATCTTTCAGCTGGTGATGAATTGGAATATTATATTGCCCGAGGTGATGGAGAATTACCACCAGGCATCACACTCACCAAAACAGGCAGATTGACCGGAGTGATAGATCCTGTGTTGGCTTTGGACATAGCAGCCAGCAGTGGTCATTATGATGTCAATACTTTCAGTGCATTTCCTTATGATTTTGGATTGAGAAGTGCCAGTGGATTTGAAAGTTTTTATTATGACGTGGAATTTTATGATTATGCCATAGGTACCAAATCACCCAAAAAATTAAATCGTTATTATGAATTCACAGTGAGTGTGAGTGATGGTGACAGCACAGTCAAACGCACTTTTAGAATATTTGTGGTGGGAGATGATTTTTTACGAGCAGACAACACCATATTACAAGTGGGTGGCGGAACATTCACTTCAGATGGCACTTATATCAGAACTCCACAGTGGCTCACTCCAAGAGATTTGGGTTACAGAAGAGCCAACAATTATGTCACACTGTATCTAGAACTGTATGACCCCAACACCATCACAGGTTATGTGGCCTACACACTGAGACCCACCAATGATGACGCCACAGTGAGCACACTGCCTCCAGGTTGCACACTGGACAGCACATCGGGTGAAGTGGCAGGCCGAGTGCCTTATCAACCAGCAGTGACCAAAGAATATAAATTCACTGTGAGAGCCACAAGATTTGGAGCCAACAATGAAAGTCTAGCCATCAAAGATAAAACATTTGTGGTGAAAATATTGGGAGAAGTGGACAGTGTGATCACCTGGAACACTGACAATGATTTGGGCAGTATCAATGCCAACTTTGTGAGCACTCTATTCATTGCAGCCACTACCACAGTGCCCAATGCTCAATTGAGATATGTGATCACTGCAGGTGCATTGCCCAACGGATTAACATTGGCATTGGATGGAGAAATATTAGGCAAAGTGAGACAGTTTCCTTTGAATGGATTGTTGGGACTCACCACATTTGACAACAGAGATTTAACTTTGGACAACAATCAAACCAGCGTGGACAGATCTTTTGTGTTCACAGTGGAAGCCAGAGATCAATTTGGATACAGTGCTACCACAAGAACTTTCACATTGAAGGTGATAGCTGCCAGTGATTTATTGTACAGCAATCTTTATGTAAGACCTTTTTTAAAAATTGATCAAAGAAATTCTTATCTAGCATTAATAGGAGATCCAGAAATTTTTAAACCCAGTTCCATATATAGACCCAATGACGAACTGTTTGGCATCCAAAAACAATTAAAAATGTTGGTGTATGCTGGTATTGAAACCAAGACCATCAATAATTATGTGGCTGCCACAGCAAAAAATCATCGCAGAAAAAGATATCAGTTGGGCTCAGTGAAGACAGCAGAAGCCAAGGAACCCGGCACCAACACAGTGCTGTATGAAGTGGTGTATGTGGAAATTGTGGATCCCTTGGATGATGCGTCACAACAGGTGGCCAGCAAGATCAAAATCAAAAACAACAACATCATAACCATCAGCCAAACTGAAATTGAAGTGTTGGATGATGTGACCAAATTAAATGTGGGTGGCAATACCTATACATTGTATGCCAACAATAATCTGCCCATTGCTGTGGGCACCATAGGCAACAATCTGCAGATCTATGCCCGAACAGGCAGTCTTATTTTAAACACAGTGACTGGCATATTGAGTGTGACTCTACAGAATGGCACCGTGTTGAATGTGGGCACAGTGGTGAATAATCCCACAGACGCATTTAGATTCAGACCCAATCACAGTGTGATCAGAGTGGACAGCAACATATTAAACATTGCCAATCCCAATGACATCGAAAGATATGTGAGCAATACCACCAACATGCGTGCCAATCTTAAATTGATAGGTGAAACAGAATCAGAGTTTTTGCCCTTATGGATGCGTACAGCACAGAAAGAACAAACACAGCCATTGGGATATATCACAGCAGTGCCATTGTGTTATTGCAAACCAGGCACCAGTGCTGCCATTGTGACAGCATTAAAGAACAATGATTTTGATTTTAAACAGATAGATTTCGAAATAGACAGATACATCATAGACAGCACCACTGAAAGCGGCACAGAACAGTATGTTATGTTCCCCAATTATCAATATAACATTTAAAGCATGAAGCAAACAGATAAATAAGTACAAACAGTAAGGAAAAATATGCCCAGCAACATCAACACAACCAGCATTGATCAGACATACCCTGTGGCAGGGCAGGACAACAACAGCCAAGGATTTAGAGATAATTTTACCACTATCAAAAGTAATTTTGTCACAGCCAAAGCAGAAATAGAAACGTTACAAACCAATACTGCCAAACTGAATGCTGCCAATAATTTTGGCAACAATAGTATCACAGGTGCTAAATTTATCAACAACACCACCACAGTGTACAGTGCAGGCACCATAACCACTCCACAAAATATCAGCATAGAGAATGGAAATTTTCAAACATTCATCGTGGGAGCAAATTTAACACTGACTTTCACTGATTGGCCCACAGTAACCAATGGCTTGTCCAGCATCATTGTGGAATTAAAAAGTGATAGCACACTGAGAACTGTGGTATGGAGCACAGAGAACGCAGGATTGATCTACAAAGACTCAGATTTCCCCACACCATTCACAGTGCCTGCCAATCAAAATCCTCTGTATGTGGAATTTTGGACCTACAATCAGGGCGCCACAGTGTTTGGCAAATACTTGGGTTCATTCAGCAACTAATTCACTGTCATGTTTCATCCACTCAGCGAGGATCTTAATCAGTACAGCATCAGTCAATTGGAATCCAAACTATCGGATTTACGTACCAAATATTTTCAAAGCCGCAATCCACAACTGCGTCAGCAGATTGGTGTGTTTGTGGAAGTGTACAATCAAGAGCTCAAACAGAGATTGGCAGCAGAACAATTGAAAATGGCAAAAGATACCGGAAAAGATCTTGACAATCTCATCAATATCGATTAATATACAGCATAATATTACATTATGCGAACAGACAGTTTAGGTTTACCCATATTCGATCATCATGACGCTGTGGATTTAATTTACCAAAATAAATTATCAGTGCTCACAGATCTTCAGTTTGAATCTCATCAAGAAATCGATATTTTTAATCAATCAGCACAGCTCACAGGAGTAGGCACACCTTTGAGAGTGTACAAGCCCATGCTGGTGGATGTGAAAGAATTTGACAAGTTGCTGCAGAGTGAATGGTTCATGCCAGACAGTATGAAAAAATTTGACATTGAATCACACATATTAAACATTGCTCCCAAACATGCTCAGGCGAGAGTACAGGAAGAATTGGCAGCATTCAAACAACACAATTATTTGAATCTATTGAAATTTTTGCATTATTTGGTACAAAACATGCGTGAGAACCAAATTCTTTGGGGAGTGGGTCGAGGCAGTTCAGTGGCATCCTATGTGTTGTATCTGTTGGGTGTACACAGAATTGATTCCATCCAATATGGCTTGGACTGGCGAGAGTTCCTTAGATAAATACACACATAATAGGAGACAACAAATATGGCTATCAAACAGAGTGGTAACAAAGTTTACAAGAGTATGCAGGGCAAACAGATTGATATTGATCTGTTGAGACAACGCAACGAATTAACTCCAGCTGTGGGCAATGCTAGAGTGAATGCTCGCGGTGACGAATTAGGCGCTGGTGGAAAAATTGTTCGCAAACGTGAGGAAGTTTTGGCTGATTATTACAGAGATCATCCTAAGACTGTGCCTACCACAAGAGCAAAAGCAAAAGCAGACAACACCAATGAAGAGTGGGTGGAAGATGCTGAAGGTAATTTCGTTAAGAAAAAATAAACTATGAGCTCATACAAGATTCTTGAGGGAGAATTGATTCCGATCAAGGATCGTGTGATTGTGAGCGACATGAGTTTCGATTCTATAACCACCAAAGGTGGCATCATATTGAATTCAGATGATGGCAAGGTGCATGGTATCAAACCTAGATGGGCCAAAGTGTACGCCAAAGGTCGAGACAACACAGATGAATACACTGTAGGTGATTGGATTTTGGTGGAGCATGGCAGATGGACCAGAGGTGTCAAAATCAAAACCAACCACACAGAACAGGTGCTACAGATGGTGGAAGCCAAAAGTGTGATGATTTGGGCAAAAGAAAAACCAGAAGAATCCTACGTGAACAAAGAAAATCAACTTTAAAATACTTGACTTTCCACACAATCTGTCATATACTGATAGTATGAAATTTCCTGAAACTAGAAATCCTGGATTAAACACCACTGGTGTGTTGGGTATCACATTGATGATATTGCATATCACAGGATATCTTATGGGATGGTGGTGGATGTCGATATACATACCTTTGATACTGTCAGGCATGGGACAAGAATTTTTAAAAAGGAACTAATGAAAGAACTTTGGACAGAAAAATACAGACCTAAAACACTGGATCAATATGTGTTTAGAGATGAACATCAGAAAAAACAAATTCAAACTTGGGTCAAAGATAAGAGCATTCCTCATTTGTTGTTCAGCGGCAATGCTGGCATAGGCAAAACCACATTGGCCAAGATACTATTGAATGAATTACAAGTGAATGATCTGGATGTGTTGGAAATCAACGCCAGCAGAACAAACTCTGTGGATGATGTTAGAGCTAAAATTGTTAACTTTGTGCAGATGATTCCGTTTGGTGATTTTAAAGTGGTATTATTGGATGAAGCAGACTATCTATCTCCCAACGCACAGGCAGCACTGCGTGGTGTGATGGAAGAATATCACACAACATCAAGGTTTATATTAACTTGCAACTATCCCAACAGAGTTATACCAGCATTACACAGCAGATGTCAAGGATTCCACATTGAACGTGTGGATCAAACAGAATTCACAGCCAGAGTGGCTGAAATATTAATGAAAGAAGGAGTAACTCCAGATTTAGAAACATTGGACACTTATGTTAAAGCCACATATCCAGATCTTAGAAAGTGTATCAATGTGGTACAAATGAACGCACAGAATGGCGTGTTATTAAAACCACAAAAAAGCGACACAGGAGAATCAGATTACAA